TTTGAAAGCAATCACAGCCAAGCTATCTAATGTGATGGATCAATCCACTAAACTCAACGTTGAGATGGAGAAGCATAAGTTTATCAATGATCTACTAAAAGATGGTGGTGTAAAGACTAACATTATCAAGAAGTACATTCCACTAATCAATCTACACGTCAATAAGTATCTCCAGATGATGGAGTTCTACATCAACTTCAACCTTGATGAAGAGTTCAACGAGACTGTAGTATCACCCATCCACGAACGCTTCTCATATTCTTCATTCTCTGAGGGTGAGAAGATGCGTATTGACCTAGCACTTCTATTCACCTGGCGTGAAGTTGCTAGAGTCCGCAACTCCGTCAACACAAACCTCCTAATTATGGATGAGGTATTCGACAGCTCACTAGATGGCTTTGGTACTGAGGAATTCCTCAAAATCATCCGTTATGTGGTAAAAGATGCTAATATCTTTATCATCAGCCACAAGACCGAACTACACGAACGCTTCGACTCCGTACTACGCTTTGAGAAAGAGCGTGGCTTCTCTAAACTATCATCATAATATTATGGCTTTTACTGATCTTATTGTTACTCACGACAACGTAATCTCTCCTGAGTTATGTGAAGAAATCATCTCTAGATTTGAAGATGATGATAGAAAGTATGAGGGGATAACTGGTGGTATGGATGGTGTAGATCTAAAAACAAAGATATCAACCGACCTCACTATCAGTTGTCTTCCTGAATGGGCAGATGTTGATGGTAAATTGTTTGAGGCAGTAACCAAGTACTTCACTGAATACCTTCAGCACTACTCAGAAGTTGTTGGTATGCAACCATATGGATTCTACTTCCACGATATGGGATACCAGATTCAGAAGACCAAGCCTGGTGAGTTTTATAAATGGCATCACGACTACGTAGCATCACATATACAAGGATTTGATCACGGCGCCAATGATACTGATCGTTACCTTGTCCGCGACAGACTCTTCACTTATATCTTGTATCTAAATGATAGAGATGATGAATGGACTGATGGTAGAACTCAATTCACGCATTGTGGTGAAATTACAAGCATCATTCCTAAAGCTGGTAGATTACTCCTCTTTCCAGCAAACGAGATCTACACACACCGTGGGGAAACTCTTGAGACTGGTGTAAAGTATCTTATGACTGGGTGGGCTGGACATATGTCTTCTTGTAGTTACTCTGGAGTAAACGAACCAGAATCTGAGGCTTGTGCAGACTTTGTCCACCATTTTACGGAGCACTAAATTGAGTAAATTCAAAAACAATCTTATAGATACAAATATATTTCCGAGTTTTATATTATCTACTGACTTGAATACTCTTGTTAGTGCTGATAGTATCAACAAAGAATTTAATGATATTAGAGGATCTGATGCTGGTGTAAACAGAACAAATGTTGGTGGATGGCGATCCGAACCATTTCACGAAATTGATGGGTTTGCTGATTATCCTTCTCTCAGGGAGTTAGGGGCATTGACCGTTGAGTTTGTTGATGAGTTTTTAGGTGAAAATAAAACAAACTTATACACATCTAGTCTCAAAAGTTGGTTATTAGAAAATGAATCTGGAGATTATAACACCTTACACAATCACGGAAGAACTGATCTAATTGGTGTATATTATTTGACTGTTCCTGAAAAGTGTAGTGGACTCACTCTATTAAGAACGGATGCATTTACTCATACTACATTGTGCGGTTCTAACGAATCAAATCTATTTTCTATGAGTTTTACTCCACCAATTACTGCTGGGAGATTGTTTATTATATCTGGGCATTTATATCACTATGTAAGGTCCTTTCCTGGAGATGGTTTGAGGAGATCTGTAGTATTCAATGTCAATTGTACTAATAGGTAATACAGACAATCCAATTAGTGTCCACTGCCTCCCGTAAGGGGGGCTTTTTGCGTTATTATACGTACATACGAAACCAACCTGTTATGTCCGTCAACCTAGAAGTCAAAGGTACTCTCGCAAAACTTCTAGCCACGGAAGACCTTATGGTTGAGCACCGCGCAGTGAGTACTGCTAGCTTCAACGTAAACAGCCGAGTGTTGACTCTTCCTAGATGGGAGAGAGCTAGTAGTACTGTATTCAATCTGTTGATCGCCCACGAGGTCGGACACGCTCTGTTCACCCCCAATGAGGACTGGTCTAAAAGGGTAAAGGTACCGATGGGTTTCGTCAACGTCACCGAGGACGTTCGTATTGAGAACCTAATGAGGTCCAAGTACTCTGGTTTGCCCAAGACATTTTTCCGTGGATACCAAGAACTCCACGATAAAGACTTCTTTGACTTGGAAGACGTAGATGTCTCCGAGATGAATATTGCTGACCGCGTGAACCTACACTTCAAGGTTGGAAACTTTGTAAAGGTCCCATTTACCGATGCTGAGAAGGTTGTAGTCAACCAATGCAACGCTGCACGTACATTCCAGGACGCATTAGACGCGGCAGAGGCTCTCTATGCCCTCCACCAGGAACAGAAGGAAGAGCAGAAGCAATCTGCCGACGAGAAGATTAGCGCGTCTCCTGATAGCTCACAGCAGCCACAGGGAGGGGAGGGTGATACTGATGAGGATCAAGGTAAGCAAGAATTTGCTGATGATGAAACAGATCAGAGGGCTGATGGTGCTCCTGATGATGCACCCGAAGGTGATAATGAGACCGAAGAGACTGGTGAGACTGAGGAAGTTGAAGAGTCTAGAGGTGGTGGTGGTACCGGTGGTAATCTGACTGATGACGTCAAGACAGCAGAAAGTCTTAGTGATTCTTTGGAGTCATTAGCATCTACTAGTGGATTCAGCGATCCTGAATACTTCTCATATCCAGAAATCGATCTAGAAAAAGTTGTGGTAGATAACAAAGAAATCCACGAGTATATTCTCACATCATTCGCTAGACAAATAAAATATTTCCAAGACTTGAATGAGCAGGCTTCCGCCCTTATTGATAATGCATTCGGTGTTCATACTGAAAAGTACGCTAAGTTCAAGCGTGAGATTCAGAGCGAAGTCAACTATATGGTCAAGGAGTTTGAGTGTAAGAAGTCTGCTTCTGCGTACTCACGTGCAACAACATCACGTACTGGAGTATTAGATTGCACCCGTCTACACAGCTACAAGTACACTGAAGATATCTTCAAGAAGATTACAAATATTCCTGAGGGCAAGAACCACGGTCTAGTATTCGTCCTTGACTGGTCCG